AAATACAAAAAACACCGCAAAAAGTAAAAAATTACTTCAAAAAAGAATGTGTTAAATATGCATTGTAGAGTCTACTAGTTTATGCTCTGGTTAATATTGATAAAAGATTCAACATGATTGAGGTGACTGAAAAAACAGTCAGAGATGAATTTGGAATGATATTCAAGAAGAATTTACAAGATATCGCAGGCAAATAGTAAACAAAAGTATTTGTTAGTAAACATGTCCTCTTCTCATGTTAAATGTAAGCAGATAAAATAAGGTACTGTGGGCGATCTATCCATCGAGGGTAACGCGCACCGCAGCACTTCTCTAGCGTTAGCCTTTTAAAAAGGGTACGCGCTTGCCTCATAAAAAGGCGCAAAGCCTTATCATTACTAGACCTATCAAGGCGCGTACTAATTAATTTTGGTACGCGCCTTTTTTATTTTAAACAAAAAATATTTTAAGAAAATTTAGTGTGGATTCACATACCTTCAGAATTATGTCCCTCTGCTCAGGAGTTGGTGGAATCGAGCTTGGATTCAAATTGGCTGTTCCCCATGCTAGAGCAATCTGTTACATTGAGAACGAAGCATTTGCGTGTGCCATTCTTAAAGCGCGCATGCAAGACAAAATCTTGGATCAAGCACCTATTTGGACAGATCTTAGAACCTTCGATGGCAGAAGTTGGCGTGGCAAAGTGGATTGCCTCACTGGAGGATATCCATGCCAGCCATTTAGTGTTGCAGGAAAAAAGCTTGGAGAAAAAGACCCAAGACATCTCTGGCCAGAAATTAAAAGACTCATCAGCGAAATTGAACCGCCAATCTGCTTCTTTGAAAATGTCGGCGGACATTTACGATTGGGATTTGAACAAGTCGCAAATGACCTATCAGAATTGGGTTATAAAGTTAAGGCAGGCTTGTTTACAGCGCAGGAAGTTGGTGCTCCTCATAAAAGAGAAAGATTATTCATCTTGGCCTACAGTGATAGCGTCAGATCATCTATCAAATCCGACAGAAACTCTGGAAAATTGGAAGAAGAGATCAGAAGCGAAGAAAAAACAAGGAATCAATCTTCACAAGCCACTGCGAATTGCGGTTCAGGAATTAGAGAATTGGCCAACTGTTGTGTCATCGGATGCGAATGTGGGGGCGATAATTTCTACAAAGGACACCTACAAAATAAACAAATCAGGAACTCTGAGGAAAATCAACAAGAATGGCAAGGACGGATCACTGGGGCTTGCGAGGACTGTCAAAATGTGGCCGACTGTCAGAAGTTCATCGGCGAACGAAGCATCGAGCAAGGAAATTCAAAACAACAATCCGAAAGCAAGGCTGGAGGTAGAAGTTCAGAACTGGCCAACGCCACGAGCGATGGAGCCAGGAAGCACGAGTCCAGGATATGGCAAGGGATTAAAAAACACTGCGATAAATTGGCGAACTCCCAATGCCTCAGATGGCGAGGGAGGAATAATGGAATGGAGAGATGGCAAAGCAGCAAAATTGAAGCTGAGGGATCACTCTGTTCATGCTGTAAAATCATGGGCAACCCCAACAACGAGAGATTGGAAGGATGGCAGTGCCAAGGACAATTCCAAAACCAACTCCCTGCTTGGCCGCCAAGCCCCACGGATTATGGAAGTTGGCAAGAACTGCCAGATCACCTTAAACCCGCAATTCACAAATCATCTGATGGGATGGCCAATCGGGTGGACGAGATTCGAGCCTGTGGCAATGGCGTGGTGCCATTGGTTGCAGCTTATGCATGGCGAGTTCTTAGCGATGGAATGGATTTGGTTAAAGATAAAAGAGAATAATTAACAAATATGAATGAAGATTTTTTACCAAAATTAGCTGATAATATTGAACTCAAATCAGTTGAAGAGCTAATACCATATGCAAAAAATGCCAGAACTCACTCTGAAAATCAGGTAAATCAAATTGCAGCCAGTATTACTGAATTTGGCTTTACTAATCCAATTTTAGTTGATGGTGCAAAAGGAATTATTGCAGGCCATGGAAGATTAATGGCAGCAAAGAAGCTTGGTTTAAATCAAGTTCCTGTTGTTATTCTTGATCATTTATCTGAAGCACAAAAGCGTGCTTATATCATTGCTGACAACAAATTAGCAGAAAATGCTGGATGGGATGAGGAAATTTTGGCAAATGAACTTCATGATTTAAAAGAAGAAAATTTTGATTTAGATTTAATAGGTTTTGAAGATCAGGAGTTGGAAAAATTATTTACCAACCTCTATGAATCAGACGAAAATGAGGAAGAAGAAAATTTACCAGAAATAGAAGAAAAGCCAATCTCAAAAGCTGGCGATATTTGGCTGTTAGGTGATCATAAATTAATTTGTGGCGATTCAACTAAATTAGAAACTTATCAAGCACTTCTAACAAATGAATTAGCTGATATGACCTTCACTGATCCACCTTACAACGTGGATTATGGCAACACCATGAAGGATAATTTAATCGGCAAAAAGAACTCTAAAACCGGCAAGGAATATAAAAATGCATCAGGGCAAAGAACAATTTTAAATGATAATCTTGGCGATGATTTCCCTAAATTTCTTTTTGATTGTTGCTCAAATATTTTGGCACTTACCAAGGGAGCTTGTTATATTTGCATGAGTAGCTCTGAGCTTCACACTTTACAAAAATCTTTTATTGAAGCTGGTGGTAAATGGTCAACTTTTATCATTTGGGCTAAAAATCATTTCACTCTTGGAAGATCTGATTACCAAAGGCAATATGAGCCAATACTTTATGGCTGGAAAGAAAAAAATGATCATTATTGGTGCGGTGATAGAAATCAATCTGATGTTTGGTATTTTAATAAACCAAATAAAAGCGAGCTTCACCCAACAATGAAGCCAGTCGAGCTTTGTAAAAAAGCCATTTTAAATTCCAGTAAAACTGATGATATTATTCTTGATCCTTTCGGTGGATCTGGCTCAACCTTAATTGCAGCCGAGCAGTTAAAAAGAAGATGCAGAATGATTGAATTAGATCCGAAATATGTGGATGTTATAATTAAAAGATGGCAAAATTTAACCGGTAAAAAAGCAATAAACTCGATTAGTGAAAAAAGCTTTGATGAAATTTTAAATGACAATGAGTAAAGAAAATAATGACATTAAGGAATCAATAATTTTGGAAGCCAAAAAATTAGTTGAGGAAAATGGAAGCAAAGCTGTTGAAATTGTTAATCGAAAAATTGAAGGTTTGAAAAATACCTACTCCAGAGAAAGTGATTTTGCTTTTTTACTATTAACTGAAGTCGAGAAATTATTGGAGGGTAATTAAAAAATTGAAACTTCTATGACATGGTTATGGTTACCATTTACACCATTGCAATATTTATTTCCCTTAATATATGCATAGCCATTTGTTGGTAGCTTTCGATGAATTTGATATATTCCTTATATGAAATTTGATTAAATGAAGATGATTTAATTTTTAACTTCTCGCTATCTGAGGAAAGGATAAAAATTATTTCAGGATAATTTTGTTCATTACCACCAAATTTTAGCTCTATATCAATTAAATTATTTTCTTCTTTATCAATATAAATTATGCAATTTTTATAGCACTCTTTATATGACATATTATAGGCTATATCTTTTACATTTTTATTATTTTTTATAAGTTCAAATAATTTTTTGTGATTACGATAAATTGTTGTATCTACTGAGGTATTTATTTTTTTCATAATTTAATTATTAAGTTAATAAACAAGCTCTAAAGCCTTGTATATTATAGCTTCCTACCTTTTGTCTATCAAGTTAATTAGTTAAAAAATAATCAAAGAAATTCAAGAATTATGAAGAAATATGGAACTCTCTATCAGAGCTTATGCAAAACATCGAGGAGTAACTGAAGGAGCAGTTAGAAAAGCAATAAAACAAGGAAGAATTAGCAAAAAAGATAATGGTAAAATTGATCCTAATTTAGCAGATAAAGAGTGGTTAAAAAATACTGACCCAGCTCAGATTAAAAAAACTGAAAATCAAGAGCAGACCCAAGAAAAAATTAGTAATATTTCTTCTCCTTCTAATCCTTTATCGGTTGGCCCTAGCTATCAACAAAGTAGAGCTATTAAGGAAGCTTATAATGCTAAATTAACCAGACTGCAATTTGAAAAAGAATCTAAAAAATTAATCTCGGTAGATGAGGTAAAAATATCAGCTTTTAATGCTGCCAGAATGACAAAAGATCGAATGCTAAATATTCCTGATCGAGTGATTCCTGCTTTAGTTGGTAAAACTGATATTTTTGAGATGAAGGAAATTTTAAAAACAGAAATAGTTAAAGCTTTAGAAGAATTATCAAAAAATGATGTATGATGATCTATATTTTAAGAGCTTTAGAGCAGGATTAAAACCAGATCCAAATTTTAATATTTCTGAGTGGGCAGATCATCACAGAATTTTAACATCAATTTCTTCAAGTGAGCCTGGCCCATGGAGAACTGATCGCACTCCTTATCTAAAGAAAATCATGGATTGCCTATCACCTTCAAACCCTTGTGAAAAAGTAATTTTCATGAAGGGAGCGCAAATTGGTGGTACGGAATGTGGTAATAACTGGATGGGATTTGTAATTCATCACGCCCCAGGGCCGATGTTAATTGTTAATCCAACTGTCGAGACTGCAAAAAGAACCTCAAAAATGAGGATTGATCCTGCAATTGAGAATTGCCCAGCTCTTAAAGAAAAAGTTAACGATCCAAGAAGTAGAGATTCTGGCAATACAATGTTAATGAAGGAATTTCCTGGTGGAGTTCTGATTTTAACTGGAGCTAATTCAGCAGTCGGACTTCGTTCAATGCCAATTAGATATTTATTCCTAGATGAAATTGACGGCTATCCTGACGATGCAGCATCTGAAGGTGATCCTGTAAATTTAGCAATTCAAAGGACTGCTACATTTTCTAACAGGAAAATATTCATGATCTCAACTCCGACTATTAAAAATTATAGTCGTATTGAAACTGCATTTTTAGAAGGAGATCAAAGATATTATTACGTTCCTTGCCCTGATTGTGGCGAGTTTCAGATACTAAAATGGCAAAATGTTAAATGGTCTAAAGGTGATCCAGAAAGTGCTTATTATGAATGCAAAAAATGTAAATCTCATTGGCAGGATCATCAAAAGGCAGAAATATTAAAAAATGGTAAATGGATAGCAACTGCGAGTAATGCTGATAAAAAGGTCGTATCTTTTCATCTATCTTCCCTTTACTCACCTCATGGCTGGGTAAGTTGGGGCGATATTGCCAAGGAATTTGCTGAAGTTCATAAAGACCCACCAAGGCTGCAAGTTTGGACAAATACTAAACTCGCTGAAACTTGGGAGGATATGTCTGGTGAGGCTATTGATCCTACGGGACTTTTGAAACGAAGAGAAAATTTTGGTAAATATTTACCAAAAGATGTAGCGATTATTACCGCTGGCGTTGATGTTCAGGATAACAGATTAGAGCTAGAAATTGTTGGCTGGGGAAAAGATGAAGAATCATGGTCACTTGATTATCAGGTGATTTATGGTGATCCATCAACTCCTGATTTATGGAATGATTTAGACAAGATTTTAAATCACACTTTTGTTCATAGTAGAAATTTGGGTAACTTTCCAATTACTGCTGTAGCTGTGGATTCTGGTGGTCACTATACCGATCATGTCATCAATTACTGTGATGAACGCAAACATAAAAGAATCTTCGCCATAAAGGGAAGTTCTAACGGCAATGGAGTTCCAATCTGGCCAGTAAGAGCTA